CAAGGCTGTCGGCGTCAGGTGACGACAAACGACCCGGTAGCCACCGCTGCTGCGGGCACGCCCGATGGGTTGATTGCCCTAAGCCACGCGTAACGCGTGCCGGGGGACAGTGACGTCACGACGCGCAGGTCAACCGCGCTCGGCGGCCCGTATTCGGTCGCCGCAAGTGTTGCCGTGCCCAAGTCATTGACGGTATTGATGTAGATGCGACACGCGAAATAGTTCGACGAGTTCGGCGCCGTCCATTGGAACGTTGCCTGTCCGGCAGCCGGGGTTACGCTCGCCGCCGTCACAACCCCCGGCGCGACAGGGTCGGCCGTTGCGGTGAGGGTGATGTAGCTGGTCCATGCGGACGACGTGCCGCCACCCCAAGCCCGCAAGCGCACCTTATACTGCTCGCCGTCCACCAAGTAGGCGGATCGGACCTGCGTTGCCCCGGCCTGCGAAAACACTGACTGCACGCCGGTAGACCCCGAGACGCGGTCGTATTCCATCTCATAGAGCAGCGCGTCGGAGACAAAGTCCCACGTTCCGAGAATGAAGGCCGCTGTCGAGCCGCCGGTAACGACCTCTGTCTGAATGGTCGCCGCGAAGTTCGACGGCACAGGCACGCTGCCAGGAGGCAACGGCTCGACCGCCTCACCGGGTTCCCCCTCCTCTGTTGCCGCATTGAAGGCATACAGGGACGGCGACACGATAATGCCGGAAAACGATATCCGCATATTTCGCAGGTCGATCGTCACGCTCGATGTGATTTCGACCACCGCCTCAGCCAGGCCGCGTGAGGGGTAATGGATCCTCACGAATCGCCGATACGGCAAGTCGCGAATGCCCTCCGCCGTGTAATCAGCGACGACCGCCACTTTCCGCGCGTTGGCCCGGATGAACGTCAGCTTTTGCTTGCGCTGGCAGTGGTTGTGGCTCTGGATCGCCGCGTTGTCGAAAGTGCGGGTGCGCTCAGTATTGTCGTCGACGACAGCATAAGGGTCGCCATAAATCGCGGCGTCTTCGGTGACGTAGTCCTTCGCGGTGTTGACGTAGCGGCCGCGGACACCGAGCACCGTGTTTGCGCGCCGCTTGTTTTTGTCGACCCTGATACTGAAGACGCTTTCGGCGGTAAGCCTGACATCTGGCGCAACATACTCGCCGGCGTGAACGCCGATTTTGCCATCGGCGCGCTCATAAACGACGAGCTCCGCGGCTTCGTCCAAGATCCGGCCGACCTCGATCGGGTCGTTGCTGGCGCGGAACCAGAACCCGCCGTGATAGCGCTTCTCCGTTCCGCCAGACCGATTGGTGACGTTCTGGTCAGCCACGTTGGCCGCATTCGCCCAATCTGGCAGATGCATGTTGCTGTAGGCCATTTTGCCGCCGACCGGGTGGCATAGGTGCCACAGCCGCATCAACGGCAGGTTCTTTGAAAACTCCCACGTCGACGGGTTGTCGTAGCGATGGGAGCCAGAACCGCCGTTTGTGCTGTCCTTGCGCGGGTCGTAAAGCAGCGCGCCATCGCCGACCGCCGAATGCTCCGGCATCTGGTTCGGGAAAACGTCGAGATGCTTTTTCTGATCGACCGTGCTGACTCGCATGTAGGTGGTCGCAAGCCCGTCGCCGCGACAATTGTTGTCCCAGATCGTGGGGAATGCCGTGACGACATCCGAGTAGGCAGTCTCGGCATTCAGGCCGTTGCGCGTCTGTATTTTGACGGCCGTGCCGAAGTGAGCGGGCGAGTTAACCGTGCCGTTGACGTCCAGCGTGACCTTCTCGTCATGAAGGTAGTGCTGTACGAAGCCTTGAATGCGATGACCGGCCCAAACGATGACGTGGTAGGCCTTGCCGTTGGTTTCCTCCAGAAAAACGTAATCGCCGCCCTTTTTGACCGTCCCCAAAACATACGAGAGCGATGGTACGCTCTGTTTGAGGTTGTAGCTGCCGTCGTCTGGCTTAGGAACTTCCGGCTTCTTGACGAACGCTCCTTGAAGGGCTGCCGCGCCCAGAGCGAGGCCGCCATAAAGCAGTGCGGACGTGCCGAGATAAAGAGCATTGGCGGCGCCAACGCTCGTCGCGATCGACGAGACGATCAGCGCGATGGTGTCGATGATGCCGGGCAAGACGCCCTCCGAATTAGATTTGCCAGGCGGCCAGCATTCGCGCAGTCATGCGACCGAAGCCGTCGCGCATGCGAACGAGCCAGCCCTCGCCGTCGTGGATGGCGCCGAATTGCCGGTGAATGTTCGTGGGGCTGCCGATGACGCCGATGCTGCCAGTCAGCGGGCGTTGTACGCGCTTGCCGCCGCGTGGGATGCAGGTGGCAACTAGTGGCACAACACCCCCGTGGGCGGTGATGATCTCGCGAAAACCGTCTTCGCTGTCGTAGGCGGCACGCAGGTGGCTTGCCGGGTCTTGATGCCCGAGCCATATGGCCCAGTCTGCCAGAACCATGCAGCAATCCACTTGGGCGGGTTGCCATGGGCGACCGTTGTTATCGGCGAGGAATGCGGCGAGTTGACACGACCTGTAGTGGTCGCCATGCTGAACCGCATGCAACTTGGGGGATGACATGGACATTCATGAACTTCAGCAGAGGGTCGAGGCGCAGGAAAAGGCTCTGGAAGCCATCATAGTGGCCTTCGCCATGGTGAAGACGGACAGTCCAGCAGTCGCTGCGCTCAAGAGTTCGCTGCGCGACGCACCCAACGGACTAAAGGACGGAGCAGGCAAGGATATGCTCCGACGATTTCACGCTCTTCTTTAATCGCGTATTCGACGACTGCCTCAGCCACGACACGGGAGATGGGAACGCCGTTTGGCAGATAGCCGATCGGCGCTTTCCCTAGATTCCACTCCTTAAAGGACTTTTTCTCTTCTACCATTTCGGTCTCCTACCAGTTAGGCCAGCGGATTGTCTGATCCCGCATCAGCGGCACGCGCTTGCAGAACTCGTCGTCAGGTGCCGAAGGATTAAGAACGTCCGATCGCGCCCTCTGGTCGACGTCAGACAGAACCGCGCCGTTGGTGACGGTTCGCAGAGTGAAGCGGTTCGTCACCTCAAGATTGACGATCGACTTGATGCCATCCGAGGTGGATTCGTCAGCGACGTCGAGGTTGTCGATCTCGCCGCTGAAGACAATGATCGCATCACCGTCTGGCTGCTCGAACTCATCCATGAACTGCAGCTTCAGGACAAACGGCGAGCCCTGCACGCTCGTCGTCTCGTCGTAGTCCCAGATGCTGTCCGCTGCCGACTGGCTAACAGAGATCAGCGATAGCGCGAGCGTGAATGCCTCGCCGTTGATGGCTGCCTCGATCGATTGCAGCGCGTCCTCAGTGAACTGCGCCGCCTTGTAGCGGTTACCATCTACGTCGATGAACGGCCCGCCAGAGCCGTCCCAAACACGGATGGTCTCCTCTGGCAACTCGATGTCGCAGAGGATCCGCAGCGATTTGATTGGCATGGGTGTTGGTGCCCTTACTGAGCGCTACAGGTTGCTACTGACGGCTACAGGCCGCCGCTACGCCGCCAAATTCGACCAGTAATCCACCGCCTCAACAAACGAGACAGACGGCTGCGAGAACTTCGTGATGGCGTTCTGGTCGATGTCCATGCCGCGGTCCTCAGCCAGGTGGCAGAGGCAGGTCGGCTGGTCGAATTCAAGGTCGGCGCCGGCAGGAATGAGCTCGCGCACTGAAGGCGAAATCGGAACGGTCCAGATGTCGCCGTCGACCGAAGTCACCGGCCCGGTCTCGTAGAGCGCGTGATTGTACGAAAACCTAACGCCCACAAGGTCTTGTGCGGCGTTGATGATGCGCAGCCTTATGGACGTAGCGCCAACCGGGGTGACGCCGTCGGTCACCACCGAAATGGCGCCCTGTGTGTACGGCGTATCATCGTCAAACAGCGAATCGTCGCTGTGTTCGCTCTCGATCACCGGCTCGAACCTGCCGGAGACATAGGGCGCCGACAGGCTGGACCGCACGCGAACCGCAATGAGGCCGGGGCGACCGGCAAGCTTCTGCCGGATCGCTTGCCAGGTTTTCCAGGCGTCTCGCGAGCGGTTCCGCATCACAATTCCAGAGTACGTTATGCTCCAGTATCCGAGGTCGGTGCGGGTGGAGGGCTCGATACCCCCGAGTGTCCGTCCTCCCGAACGGGAGAACGGAACCAAGTCAGCGGAAGCGCCAGACGGGGTGAGCACGCACAACGGCCAATGAATAATGTCAGCCATCTGCTACCTCCACTCGCCGCCTGCCTTGTTTCTTTGATGGGCCGCCATAACGGGAACTACGTTCTGGTTAGCGGCAGAGATAATCCGAGGGCTGGCTGCCG